CAGATAAATAAACAGATTTTGCGTGTCGGCATTGGCGCGCTGCGTGGCGCCCGACGCCGCCGAGCCGATGGTCAAGCCGTTGAGGATCACCCAGCCATTTTGCAACTCGTTGGTCAGCCGAAATTTAATATCGCCGGTCAGCGCAATGGCGCTCGGATCGACGCTTGGCCCCGGAGTCGTAGGGCCGCCGCCGGACGAGGGACCGAGCGTTTGCATGGTGGTGTCGAATATCACCAATCCCGTCGCGTCGGTCAGTCGCAGATGCACCAAGCCGTCGGCCAGCCAGTGCTGCGGCATGCGCCCGCCGGCGCTGCACGCCAACGGATTCGCCGCCGCCGTGGTCAAGCCGAAGTCTTGATACACTTGCTGCGGCTGCGACGTCGTGCCGGATACGAAAAAATATAAGAGGCACGATGGCATTAAATTACCGTTGTTATCAAATTGTGTCTGGAGAGCTAGAGGGGTTGTACCTGCAGACCATGCAGGCAAAGCAAATAAAACAACACTAAGAGCGGTAAAAATCGCCGTAATGTATTTGCGCCATTTTGGTGTACGCTGCATAGGCTTCCTCTGCAGTTCTGAAGCGGCCTAGATTTTTTGTCTTACCGTTGATGTTAATGCTGGCCGTCCACACTTGACCTCTAGACATGATACCATTATGATGTGGGAACGGTGCTGGAGGGTTAAGATCATGGGCAAATATCTACTCGCTTGCTGGGGAATGGCGGTCTTAATTGCGTGGTTACTACCCGACTATTTCTGGGCGGTGTTTTTTCTCATCGGTGGTAGTGCAACCGGCCAAGTTTTGCTTGCTGTGTTCAGCGGCCGGATCATCCGTCGCGATTGGCCGTGGCAGATTTTTCAGATGATTGTCGTCGGTGTGGTCTGTGTTTGGGGCTTTAAATCTACCGTCAATTCCGAGGGCGCATGGATTTGGATACCGATCAGTTTTGCCACCGCATGGTTGGCGACAAAATTATTGACGTGGTTGTTGTGGTTGGGCTCGTCGCTCGCTCGGTTCTTGAGAACCACGCAAGCCTTGCGCCACCAAACGCGACACCAACAAGACCGCTTGCCGACTGTCGGGCGGGACCGTGGCGATCTTGCGAAACGTGTCGGCCGCATCCGGGTCGGTTAATAGCTTCGCCAAACCATTGAGGTTGCGGCCTTGCTGCCAGCGCCCGATGTAATCATGCGCTAGATTCATCCAGCGTTCCGGCGATGCCGCTTCCTTGAGGGCGCCAAGCCCGGTAATTCCGGGCGTGCCAGATAACTGCTGCATTTCCTTCTCATTGAAAGCCGTCATGCTACCTTTGGGCATACGAGTGCCAGTCGCGCGCATAACATCAAGAAAGCGCTGGAATCCGTCCCAAGTCTGCTGCCCATTGGGTAGATTGGTGACGGCGTTCTTCAGATTCTCGAATTTTTGGCTATCAATAACAGGACTGCCTGCTGCCCGTTGCGCGAAACTAGCCCCGGCGAATTGTGCAGCCTCTTGCCCACGTCCAGCCGCATTGAAGCTTTCGTCAAGCTTCTGTTCTAAATGGGCACGCACTAGTTCGCGTGCCGCATAGGGATTGCGCGCCGCCACCGCCCTGATCGCTTGACCCACCTCCTGCTCGCTGCCCGGCAATGCTCGCTCGGGGAATAACACATCGATCGCCCGTTGCGTGGTCACATCGACCTTGGCCATATTGCCTAACGGCCCTTGCATCAGCGGATCAAGATAGCGTTGGCGTGCATTCAATTGAACATCAAGCGCATCACGATAGGAACTCAAGCCCTGACGAGCCTCGGATTGCAAGGCCGCATCACGCACAGCAAAGGCATCGCTGCGCAATCCTGCTGCGCGCTGCCGATTACCCTGCACATTGGCCGGATGCTCTTCGGTATCGGCCTCGGTATCCAGAACCTTCTTGACTTCATTGAGGAAGCCAACCGAATTGGGGGGCAGGTTTTTGACATACCGATTGAGCTGTGGGTCATTAGCAACCTTATTCGCGGCCGCTTGGAAGCCGGGGATTTGGACCACTTTGAGCATTTCTTTGCCGTTCAATAACGTGCCCGCCGCTTTTTGATAAAGCGGATCGGTGTAATCATTGATGCGCTTGCGCACCGCATTGATCATGTCCTCGGCTGCACCACCAACACGCGGTCCGATCGTAGACGGGGCCTTAGATTGCGGACCAAGCGCAGAAAATTCCTGCTGGGCGCGTTTCTGGATCTGTTCTGGCCGCTCGCTAAAAACTTCGCCCATGGCCTCGCGCGATTGTGGCGCGCTCTCGACCATGCGTTGCACATTGGTCAACACCGGCCGGCCGGTAACTTGGCTAAGCGCTTCCGGCCATGTTAGATTGATCGGATTAGGACCGCTGGCGGCATCTTGGATCAATTTTTCTGCCGCGTTGATGTGTTGTTCGGTTACAAATGATGGCAGCTTGTCGCGCAAGAACGCCGGAATAGGCTTGGGAGCGCCGATCGTCATTGGTGCCACAGCACCGGCCGTTAACGCACCAGCAGTGCGCGCCCATGGCTCAAGCGGAGTGTCTTTGGTCACCTGCCCAGCGGTTTCCGACACGGCGCCAGGAAAAGCGCCATATTTGAGAGCATTGCCCAGCCACCCTTCGGGGCCAGCCACAGCCGCCGATGGCAAAAATTCTGTCATGGTCTGGGCATATTGCCCGGGGATGCTTTCCGGCTGCGGCGGATAAAAACCGGTGCGCTTGGCAACATTCTGGGCAATGTCTTCCGATGTTGGTCCAGCCAAACTAACGGGGCCGACTCTCGCTGGCCACGGACCGCCGGCTAATTTTCGATAAGCCTCAACAGTCTTGGCGACCTGACTGCGAAATTCGTCAGAATGTTCGGGACTAACCCAGCCATTGGCGGCCAGAAAATCGTGCAGGTTGTTGATGCCGGTCGCGATACCTTCGCGAATATCGCCGCCAGTTCCTGCCAAGCCATAGCCTGCTCGCGCGGCGCCTCCGATGATACCTTTGCCAATGTCCGTCGTGTAATAGGTGCCAAGGTCAGTCGGCGTCGCCGGAATTTTCTGTAGCGTCCAGCCTTCAGGCAATCCGCTATCTGCCTCATCAGGCTGGGGCACCTTGCCTTGGCTCGTCCAACCCTGCGGAAGATCATTCTGTGCCATGTCACTTCTTTAGCGGCGTACCGTCGGAATTGATCCACTTGCCGTTAACCTTGTACGCAACTTCTCCGTTCGGTCCTGACGCCCAATCAGTGGCTCCCTTGGGCACGGTTGGTGGCGCGCTCGGTGCTGTCGTCTTTTCTTTCGGTAATTCTGTCACTAGCTCAGGCGGCTCTAACGAGTAGATTTTCTCCATCCGCCCTGCCGGGCTCAGACCAGTGTCATTGGCAATGGCGCCGATCTGCGCCTTGTATTGGGCGATGGCTTTTAGATTATTGAGTGCAACAGCTCGGCCTTCCGGTGTGCGACTTAATCCGCCGAGAGATGCTTTGAAGGCATCCAATTCTGTCGCCAATAATCGTCCAGAACCTTCTTGCCGCAAGCGCGGTGCAAGGAAATCGATTGCGGCCTGATAGGCCTGGATTTCCGATAGTCCAGCAGTGGCAACACCCCACTTACCGAGCCATTGCTGAATCATGGGACCGGCGCCGTAGCCGACCCTACCACTAAGCTTTTCGATATTCGCGAACTGCGCCAATTGCTGTTTGGCCTCCAGGCCCGCTGTGCGCAGATCTTTCAGCTCGCTGAGATCATCCTCAGCCTGCTTTTTAGCGCCAGCTTTCTCTGCTTCGTTCTGTGCTTGCCATTGATTGAAGCTGGCGACCGGCTTGTTCAGTTGACGCTGCTGATTGGCATAAACTTGATATTGCTTGATATCACCCGTCGGTTCGCGCGCTCTGATGTCGGCTTCTTCTAAGGCCTTTGCTTGATCATCATAGACATCGGCCTGCTTGCGCCAGCCTTCCAGCGTTCCTTTGTTGTAGGGCGTTTCGAGCTGGGCGCCTGCTTTAGTGCGTAGGTAGCTGGCCGCCTTGCGCAGGTTCTGTGCTTGTCGATTGACCGGACCCTGAGATGGAGGACCTGGAGGACGCACATTTTCTGCTGGCTGTGCTTGTGCAACCTGGGTCGGCGCAGCACGAGCTGTCGGGGCAGGCGCGCCCGACGTCGGGCCGCCAGCTGGCGCATTGATGTCACCAACGCTAGCTTGTGCGACTGCGCGCGGCTTGGGAGGAATAATCGCTGCAGGACCGGATGCGCTCGATGTCTCGCCGGGAGGATAAGCCGGCGTCGGTTCGGACGCATCGCGATAGTCGGGCGCATAATCATAGAGACCCTTGCCCTGCGGCTGCGGCGCTGGTTGGTCTGGTGCAGTGGTCGCGGGATTAGGCGATCTCGGCGAAGCGCCTCTGGCTATTTGATCAGCCTCCGACATTGCGTCGCCAGCCGCAGAAGCTGCACGACCGGCATACAAATAGGGCAAAACTTCTTTGAGATATTCGGGGCCGCCAATGCGAGCTAAAGTATTCGATACCTCATCGAGATCGATTTGGCCGTTCTTTGTCGGCAGACCGTTGGGGAAGGCATGCTGTAGCGCCAGCGTCCGCTGGTTTTCCTGCTGCTGAAACTGCAGCGCCTGCAGCTTGTACGGCCATGCCTGCGCTTCCCGGATGTTCTCCGGGATGTTGCCGATCGCTCTACCGACTTCCTGGCCGGCACCCAGACCGGCCGAGTAATCGATGTGCGGTGCATAAAAGTCAGCAGGAGAGGGCATCTAATATGGACCCTTAGTACTACCCATCCAGGCATCGATGCTGGGAACGCCGCGCCTGTATTTGCTGCTGCGTTGAGCGCGAAACTTTTCTGCAGGTTTCAAATATTCGTTGATATAGATTGAAGCAGCTTCTCCCGGCGTTGCCGCTGCATTCATTCGCGCCCAGGTGCCGGGATAATTATTCTTGAGATTCCAAGCGGCGAAATCCGATTGAGCCTGCGGATCTCGCCAATCGGTGCCGGGGCGGTTGGCAGTTAGCCAACTCGCGTATCTGTTATATTCGGCACCGCCTTCCTGATAAAGGCCGTGGGCATAATGCGCCTCGCCGCCGTATCGCGGTTGATCGGGATGGCGCAGGGTCGGATTGAATGAGCTTTCATCGCTGACATTGGCCATGACCCCGGCCACAGCATTCGGCGTGGCGCCTTGATTAGTCCAGGCAGAGTAGATGACAGGCCGCACATCTGCTCCGACATATGGCACTGAGGACGCTCCTTTCGTGAATGCTAAGGCTCGTGTCGCATCATCAGCTGATACGTTATTAGGTGAGAGCGCGCCGGCATAATTAGGCTTAGGATCAGGAACGAGTGCCGCGCCAGCTTTGAGCCCGGCAACAAAAGCATTGCCGCCAGCCGTGGCCTCAGAGCTGCTCGGATTGACCTGGGCGAGAAAGCTATTTGGATCGTCTAGCGCCACAGTCCCGACCATAATGTTGCATCAGTCGGCAACGTCGATGGCGTTGTCGCATCCGTCGAATTCGTCGATATCGTTGTTTGTTGTCCCGGATTGAGCAGTCCCTGCAGCCAATTACGGATTGGCGCGGCCGATGCCTGATTATCTTTTTGCAGTTGCGCTTGTTGCTGCGCTTGTTGCTGCTTTTGTTGCTGCACGCCCATGCCGGCTTTCAGCCCGGCCAGGAAGGCATTGGAGCCACCCTGCGCAGTCGACGTTGTCGACTGATCAGGAACGAGGAAACTATTGGGATTGAAATCGGTATTTGTCATTGTTCATCTCATGCCGTTAACTTCTTACTCAGCAGTGAAGTCCCGGCCCCGATCAGACCACCAACAAGGCCGCTGCCAAGATTGGTGTCGTAATAATTCTCTTGGCTTTGTGCTGTAGCGGGGCCAAGTATCGAAGCATAGCCGGCCGAGCCAAGGCCCTGGCCAAGCGTAGTCTGGTTGCTCGCCAGATTAGTGCCGGTGTTGCCATAGATGGAAGCGAGATTGCTCCATGGCGCGGCATACGTCGATGCCGAAGTGGTGGCCGCAGTTTGCTGGCCTTGCAATTGTTTGATGAAATCGTCATAGGCCTGCTGCGCCTGAGTATTCAGCAATTTAGTATTGGCGGCCTCGACAGCACCAGATTTCGCTGAGCCGCCCTGCGCTCCAGTCCTGACATTTTGCTGTTGCTTTGATGCCGTTGCTGCCTGATAGCCCGGCAAGTTCTGTACCACATTGGCCGTATAGGCCGAATTGTTGGGATCGAGCAGCTTCGCCAAAGTCTGGGTACCGGGATAAGTCGTCGACCAATTGTAGTAAGACGGCGTCGTGCCAGTATTAACTGCATTTGCGGCGCTGCCAGTATATTTGGTCGCCGTATCCTGAATTTGTTGCTCGGTACCGCCCGTACCCGTACTGCCGACGATGTCGGAATATTTAGTGTACGCTTGGCCATAAGGTCCGGTCGGACCCGTTTGGGTCAGCGGACTGCCGGGGTTTCCGCCCAAGAAGCTACCGAGAGCATCAAACAATCCCGTTGCCATGACGATTGTCCTTAAGTCACACGAACCATGACTTGCGAGCCCGATCGATACAATTCTCCGACCATGACGCCTGCAGTCTTGGCTGCGGCATCATTGGCTGCGTCAACCAGAACACCGGGATGCTTGAGCTGATCAAGCAATACCATGTAATTGGCAAACAGCCGCACTGGCCGCCCCTCTGCATCAACCCATGGGATCGTCACCTGCGGCAGGCTGGGGATGATCGTATTGACCTTGGCTACCATCATGCACCCACAAATCGTGGATTAGACGATTGCAGCCCGCCCATCAGACCAACATAAACCGGATCGGTTACATCGAGCCGCCAGCGCGTTCCTTGCGGACCGGACAGTCCCATGTTCTTGACTGAGGCGCGGACGCGCTGCACATGACCCTGGCGGCCGAGGCTGCGCAACAGCGGATTGCCCCAGCGATTGCCGCCATCATTCGAGCAGGAGATTGCCACTTGTGGATTGACCATGTTCGGCGTGGCCGTAATGTCGAGCGCTATACCGCCTGAGGTGTAGGTATTGACGTATGTGCTGCCAATGAGTTCGATGTGCTTCACATCAATCGCCGTAATCTGCCAAGTGCCGTTTGCTTCGGTGGTGCCGCCAACACCGGAGACAGTGACGGTATCATTGGTCTTCGCCTGCGCAGCATCTGTGAGCGTCAGCCGCACCACGCCGCCGTTGCCTGCCGCAGTGCCAGTCACCGTCATCGGATAGTTGCCCACCGTCAGGCCGACGCCCATATCGAAATCAAAATCAGCGCGGGCGATGCGGACCATTTCGGGAAATTGCCGGGCCGGTCCGCTCTCCAAACGAAAGAGCTGCACGGCGCCGTTTTCGTCGTAACGGCTGTTATCGATCCACAACAAGTTGCCGCTATACTCGTCGCCAACGATCCATTTGCCGAAAGCCGGATGCCCACTAACGCCTCTCCACCTGCCGTACTGGCCGGCATTAAGCGACGAGCGCTCGTTCCACTTCTGGGTGCTCAAATTAAATTCCCAAGTCCAGGCCGGCGATGATAAATGCCAAAATTTCTTGCCGGCAAAAATATAGCAGCCGGCCTGCAGATCGGCGCCGGCCCGGAATTGCGCTTCGATCGCCCGATCGAGATCCGGCGGCGATATCTTGGTCGGCGCCAATTGCGTCGGTGCGTTCCAGTACACGCCAAAATCTTGGCTCACCCAGCACAATTGTGCAAAGCCGGTTTCCCAGCCGGCAATGGCTCCCGATTGCAATAATCCGGTTTCTAGTACGACCTGTCGGTTATAGGGAAATGCCGGCGGCGGATTAGCAGCATCCTGCCAGATTTCACAGGACCCGGTAGTAAACAGGTAGAGCACGCCCGCATAGGCAATGGCGCGCAACAGCTGCACGTCGCTTTTTGCCTCACAAGTGATAAAGTTCAACGCATTGACGACGAGGCTATTGTTGTTGCTGGCATAACATTGATTATTGCCGGATGTGAAAAAGAAATAGCTGTCCTGAAACGCCACCGAATTGATGACCGGCAAGATACCTTGCGCATTATAGGATGTCGGTGAAGTGCCGTTCCAGATGCCCTCGATACCTTCGCCGCCCTGTAGCAAGCCGGTAGTCGGCGTAAAAGTGCAGGTATAGCCGCTCCCCGCCGTCATCGAAAAGGCCAGGAAAGTATTATTGCCGACACTGCCGAGCTGCGAAATCTGGATTTTGCCGGTGCTGGGATGGGTAGCGGTGGTATTTGTTGCCTGCAGGGTCGTGTTGGCGTTGATCGCCGCAACAAACGCCAAGGCCATTGCATCCGCGGAGGCTACGCTGCCCGAGCTGATCGTGACCGGCCAGCCTGTCAGTGTCACATCGGGGTCGTCATTGGTGAAGACCAACTGCCCGGTGGCAGTCCCCGAGCCGGCAAATAAAGCTTCGGCCTGGGCAGCCACGACCGGCGTAGCAAACAACACATAGGCGCCGTTATCAGGATCGACGGCGACAACATCGGGTGTAGTGCCGAATTGATTGCGCGCGATCGACACCAGACGACTGCCGGGAAGGGAGCCGAGCGTGGTCACTGTGCTGTCCGAGGCCACCAGCGTCGCTTCGTTGAGAAAGATCTCGTAGGAGGAGCCGGTTACCAAGAGACCACCGCGATAGACGCTCAAGTTGGTCGTGGTGAATAGCGACATGCCTGGGCTGCGGCGCCATACTTGCGCAGCCGGCCCGGTTGTCGGCTGGGTCTCACCTAATGGCTCAGCATATGTATTCACTAATCTGCCAGCACTCTCTTGAGATAAGGCACCGGGGAATGAACTCCAGGGAAAAGGAATAATTGCCGGCTTGCCTGTCGCGGGCATTGCTCTTCCTAAAAGTACAATATCTGTTGTGTTTCGCCGGTCGGCCGCCCGCGCAGCATAGCGCGCAGCGCCTTGGCGCCGGCCCCGAAGCCGATATCTACCCCTTGGGCTCCTCCTAGACCTGCGTTAAGGAGCTGTACGAAATCATCAGGCCGAGCGCCGAACTTGGTTGCCATCTCGCCGGCAACGATATCGGCCAGCGGCCGAAACCAAGAACCGGGGATGTTGTTGGCATCGGCGACAAAGCAGACTTCCAGTGCGGCAAGCTTGCGGAAGATGCTGTCGAGCGAATTATTCACCAGATCGAAATCCTCCGGATCGACGGCTTGACCCGGCGCCAGGACGCCAAGAATGGCCAACACCTCGTTGACCAGATCCTGCGAGGTGCGAAACGGTCCGGAGGTGCTCATGCCGCCGCCAGACGTCCGCGATAATACTCAATGAGAGCACTGAGCTGCTGCACATCGCGCTCTTCGACGCCGCAATCCTCGCGCAAGGTGGCCTCGGCATCCCAATGGGCATTGAAGGCGTCCAGCGTATGCTCGTGCTGGAACCAGCTCATGGCATGGCCGCGATACCAATCGGCATCATGGCGCACCTTGATGCCCGGCCGCTCGAGCGGCGGCTCGCCGTTGACACTGAAAGCCGGATTGTTGCGCGCCAGATCATAGATCGCGACCTTCTGCTCGGGGCTCTTCGCCGCGACGGTGCCGTCGGCCAGCATGGTTTCCCGGCGGATCGGTGCCCAGATCGTCTTGGTCTTCGGCAATGTCACTGGCACATTGGCGCGGAATTCAACGCCCCAACACATCATTTTCGGCGGATCGTCGGGGTATTGCGGTATCCACGTCACCGTGAAGCTATCTTCGGTTCGCGGACGTCCGACCGGCCGCTTCTCTGTTTCATCGCTCATGATTGCTCCTGATTAATACACGAAGACGGCCATGAATGGCCTTTTGATAAAAGACCCGCGTTGCACATTGCGCTCTCACGTCGAGCCGCTACGCGGGACAGCACGACAAACAGGTGCCGCC